GGGAGGCATTGGCGACCGTCTGGTTGGAGAGCTCGTTGATGACCGACCCGAGCGCTTCGGCCCGCTCGATCGGGAGGTCGAAGGCGTTGGAGATCTTGGCGAGGCCCTGGGCCGTCTCGCTTGCGCTCGCGACGGTGGCCTCCGACATGAGGGCCACCGTGCGGGTGAACTCTTGAATCCGGTCCGGGCTTTCGATGCCGAGGCGACCCGCTTCCGCGGCGATGTCGGCGAGCTCCTGTTGGGAGGTGCCGAGCTCGGCCTGGACGTCGAGCAGGCCTTCCTGAAGGTCCCGGAACTGCCGCTCAGACAGGCCTGCCGTCTTGCGGGCCTCGTTCAGGGCGTTCTCGAAGCCGATCGCTTTCGAGGTGGCCACGCCGATGGCCGTGGCAATCGCCGTAATTCCCGCCGCGATGCCCCCTGCGACCATGATGCGGCCTGCCGTCGCCGCGCTTCTGAGTTTGCCCGCCATCCGCCCGAGGAAAGCAATGGCACTGTTGGAGGACGCCTTCATCTTTGCGATTGCGGAACTGCTCTTCCTGGCCGACTCGGCCATGTCCTCTCCGGCGTCGGCAGCCTCGGCGGCCCCTTCTCCCATTTCAACGGCCGCTTCCCCGGCCTCACTCGCCGCAGACGCTACGTCTTCGGTTGCGTCTGCTGCATCACCAGCACGTTCGCCCATGTCCTCGACCGCGTCCCCGGCGCCCGTCGCCGCATCAACGATCTCGGCCGCCGCGTTTTTTATCAGGGTAAACAGCCCGCTAAACTGCGACCTCGTTTCCTCCACGCCCCGCGGCTGGATTGTGATGGTTTGCATGAGGTTCTCAGGCATGGCAGTCGTGTCATTGATTCAAATCGCGGGGCGTGCGCTTCTTCATGTTCTGCTTCACCTCCTTGAGCTCCGCCATCTTGCGGGCCTCCCACTTCTTCTGCTCCTCCGGGTCGTCGGACCAAGCGCCCGTGTCGGGCGTCTCTTTAGGCTTCGAGGAGCCCCCGCGGGCCTGCTCGGCGAGGTCCTCGTACGCCTCCTCCCCCTCTTCGGACCGGACCAGGATGTTGGCGTCGGCGACGTCTTTCTGGGCTTGGGCCCGCAGCATGGGCAGGTGGCTCAGCTGCCCCAGCATCGCGGGCCACGGCACCGCCATCGCCTCCTCATGCGAGCTGCCGGTGCGGGCGCAGTAGCGGGCGATCTGCCGGCTCCACCAGTCCTCTGGGGGGCTTTCTGAAGGGGTCTCCTCCCCCTCTTCCGGGCGTGCCCTGTCTTCGAACTGCTCTCGCACCCGCGGCGAAATGCCGGCCCAGATCAGGCTCATCAGGGCGGCTCGCCGCTCGGTCTCTGGGTACCGGTCGGCAAATAGCACCGAATACCCCCGAAGTGGGAGCCAATCTGCGCACGTGGACCGGAGCAAGAGCCAGTCCGCCGTCGTCGCCTCGCCTCGGGCCTCGCGTTGATAATAGGCCAGGACCGCCAGGGCGTCCCCCGTTTCCGGGGCGGGCACGCGGCAGGTGCCATGCCCGCTGAGGTCGAGGTGGCGCTCGGCGCGCGAGGCGACGAGGTGCTGCATGCACAGTGGCCCTTGTGGGACCGATCAACTCAAAGCGCTACGGGGGAGAAGTCAAGACTGGCCGTGATTCCCCGGCAGGTACCAGTCAAGGCTTGTGCCCGGCACGCGTCCCGGGGGCACCGTAAAGACGACGCGGGCGCCGTTCGGAAGCGCCTGGCCGGCCTGGTCCTGCTCCCGTTGCAGGGCGCGGAGCGTATAGTCGACCGGCGAGTTGGCATCCTCACCATCTGTGTCCTCGAAGACGTGATCCCCGACGCCCGTGTCGACCACGGCCGGGAAGTGCCAGACGCCCGGCTGCTCGATCGCGTGTTGCTCCTTGCCGTGCGGCACCAGGATGAGCGTTTTCGGGTCGATCTTGCGGATGTCGTTGCGGAAGAGCACCCCCTCAATGAACCCGATCGCCTTCCCGTCGGCCGTGCCGTCGCCCACCGACTCCTTGACCGTGATGGTCGTCTCGTCGTTCGTCGAGTCGTAGGAGGTCGAGTCGACGGTGTACTCGCCGTCGTTTCCGGTCGAGCCGGTGACGGTGAAGATGTCGCCGGTCGCGAGCAGGGACGCCGCGTCCCCGCCCACCGTGATCGTGTCGCCGGAGGTGTCTACGCCCGTGACCGAGGCCTCCGCGTCGGGAATCTCGGCCGACTCCATCATGGATGTGATGACGCGGGCCTGGGCGTCGTGAAGCGTGAGGCTGACCTCCGGGTCGACGCCCCGATCGAACGCCGCGGCGGCGAGCTGCTGCGGCCCCACGTCGCTGGCCATCTGCTTCGACGGGTTGAGCGAAATGGTGGCCGACTGGATGCGACCGAGCTTGAGGATGCCGTCGCCGTTCGCGACGGTCGGGTCGCCCACGAAAGTTAGGGGCGAGGCGATGTTGTACTCAGGGCGGGCCCGAACTGTGGGAAGAGTCGTGGAGGCCATGGGGCTGGGTCAGTCTATGAATCCTATCGGGAAGGTCATCCCTTCGGCGCCAGGGATGCGTGGTATGTGCTCATCGAAAAGTATTGCTGCACGTCGTCGTCGTAGCGGGGCGGGGTCGGGCGCCGCGTGCGCCGGATGGGCTGCACGACGCGGCTTGTCTGCAAGTTGGGCGTCTTTCCGGTCAGAAGCTCGTAGGCGCGGGTCTGCGTTTCGCGGTGCCACTTCTCCAGGTCCGGCTCGTCGGGGAACGTGTAGAACAGGACCTGCACCCTCGGCCCACCGAGCCCGTTGAACGGCTGTGGCCGACCGCCGGCCTGCATCCGTTTCCTAACGATCGCGTGGGAGCGCTCCCCATCCACCGGTCGGCGCGCCTCGTGGACCCGCCCAGCGCCGCGCAGGAGGTCTTGTGTTGTGCCGTCGCCCTCCAAAGCCTGGGCGATCCACGACACGAGCTCATCCGCATCGGTCGGCGTTGTGGTCGGGTCGTAGGAGGTCGTCATGGTCTCAAGGCATTATGGGTAGCCGACGCGCTTGTCCGGCGTGATCTCGTCGGTCTCAGGAGCGGCGCTTGAATGGTCCATCACGTCGCCCTCATCAACACGGCTCCGAAAGCCGGCGGCGAGCTGACCGGTAATGTCGGCCCAGTGTCCCTGCCGGGCGTCTCGGCGCGGGCCGCCAGCCCTGAGGGGCGGCTGGGTCTCTTCGATGATGTCGAGGAGCCAGTTTACGTACTCGGCGGCGGCGGTCTGCAAGGCGCCCTCGATGACCTCATCTGAGTACTGCCCGGCATCTTCGGCGAAAGACTGGAGCTTCTCCCGGACGATGCGGTCGAGCTGCTCGGGGTTGAAGACGTAGTAGCCTTCCTTGTAGTGCAGGTAGAGCGCGTACTCCATGACGCTCGCCACCTCGAGGACGTGCTCCTCAATCTTGGTCGCGTCGTAGACCGCTTCAATGCCTCCGAAATTGCTGTCGACCTCGATGTCCATCGGTTTTGCGCGCAAAATCGTAGGGCGCCTATGCCCAGTCGACCATCAGCACCACCGTCACCTCCCGGCGCCGCGTTTCGGTGACGCGGCCGGTGCGGGTTTGCCCCCGGAAAGTCGCCTCACACTGGGCATCCAGGAGGGCGTCCCCGACGGTATCGTTGACTAGAGGAAGCACCACGACGGCGTCGGCCTCGAGCTCCTTGTCGCCCCGCTCGGTGCGGCGAAGGGCCTTGCTGTCGGTGTGAACCGAGGCCTTGCCGTCGTATCGGCCCACCTCCTTGGTGTCGTAGGAGTCGGTCGTCGAGGTGTCCTCGACCACGTCGTAGACCCGCGCGTGATCGCGCATGGCCCGCTCCCGCAAATGTGAAAGAACGTTTCTGTTGCTCACGGCCTACCACCTCGTCGTCGTGGCCACTGACCTCGACCGGTGCTCCGAGGTCGGCTCGGAGTCCTCCTCCTCGGTCGCCAGCCCCTCGAAGGTTTCTTTGCGGGTGGCCGCCAGCTCCTCGAACGCTTTCACCTGCTCCTCCGAGTAGCGGAGGCTGCCGTCTTCGTTCAGGTCCTCCTGCCTGGGGTTCGTCGTGAGCCGAAGCCACACCTGATGGTACGCCCGGTAATACACCCACGCTTTCTTCGCATCCTCTTTCTCATCTGCTGAAAGCGAAGCACTTGAGGCCGATACCTTTGTGTTGGCTTTGCCCAGCCACGTGTCGAGGTATCCATCGGTCGCTTCCAAGTCCGAAACGCCCGGAAACATCTCCGGACGCAGCTCGCCCTCCGGCTCGGTGAAGTCGCCTGCGGAGAGGGCCATTCTACTCGGTCAGCTCTTCGATGTCCGGCTTCGTGTATCCGGTTTCGCCACTGGGCTCGACGCCGCTAAAGTCTTCGGCCGCTAGCCCAGACTCGAGCGCTAAATCACTGGCAGCGTCCGAAGCGAACTCAATTCCTTCCAGCGGCCCACCATCCACCGGCTTCCCCTTTGCGAGCAATGCCGTTCGCTCCTCAAGGCCGATCAGCTCGACCAACTGGTCCGCAGAGTAAAATCGAACCTGTTTCTGGCTCACAAGCCCTGCTTCTCTGCACTTTTCCCTCTCATCTACAGAAAGCGTGTCAGGAAGGGGGTCGAGCCGCTCGCCGTTCGCGTCCTTGGGGCGTCCCTGATCGTCGAGGTATGCGCCGCCGGGGACAGTGCTAGCCATAAGGGTCAGTCTGTCGGTTCAAAGGTCGCGTCCCCACCCCTCACCTCAAGTTAGAAGCTGGGGTCCTGGTAGGTGCCGTTGTCGCTGTGATGGATGACGCCGTTCGTCCGCGTCCAGACCCCGACACCGAAGTAGTGCTCCATGTTGTCGATGTTGAGCGGGTAGTCCCGGATTTCGGCTGCCAGCCGGAGACCGCGCATGCCCTCGTTCGGGTGCTGTCGGAAACCGAGCGGCTTGTCTTCGTCGGCGATGTCGGTGATAAACTGGTAGTCTTCGGGGACCCAAGGCTTGATCCAGACGAGCGCGGCGTTGAAGATGCCGATCGGGCGGTCATTCGACGGCATCGACACGTCGAGCTGCTCTCGCGGCTGATTCTGGTTGTCATTCAGCGTAAGGCGCGAGTCGACCAGCTCCTTAAAGTCGGAGAGTCCCTTAACAGCCGATGCGTCCGCCTGGTTGATGTACATGCGAACCTCGTCGCTATGGCCGTGGTGCGTGAGGTCCAGCACTGAGTCGCGAAGCCCCCCGTTGGAGAGGCCGCTCTCCGCATTGAAGTGGGTGTGCGTGTTGGGATCAAAGGTCTTTCCGTTTGGACCCTCGGGAATCGGGGCGCCGTCAGCGTTGACAAGTCGCTTCACGTCCAGACTCACGTCGTCAATGAGGTGGTCGTCGTAGGTATAGTTCGACGAGATGAACAGTGCCTTCTTCATCTGCGTCCGGATTCGGTTCACATCGGCCTTCTCGGCGTTGAGTGTGGCCTGGGCCATGTCGGCCGGCGTGGCGTTCACCTCGTAGTCGTCGGTCCACCCCACATCGCCGAGAAACTTGCGCAGCGGGAACGCGACCTCACTACTCTTATGATCCTCCTGGGTGGTGCCGCGGCCGTACTCATCGACCTCCTCCAGCTCGGTGTTGCCACCCGCTCCGTAGATGCGTTGCCGATCTGTGGTTGGCTCAGCGAGTTCAGTGACCATCTCTTCGGTGAGCTCGCGGTGCTCCTGAAGGTCGCGTTGAATCACCTCTTCGACCGTATTGAGGCCAAACTCGGCAACGGACTGATGCTCGACGTCGAGCAGGTCTTTGATCGTGTGGGTGCCCGTCTGGGTCGCCATGCCGAGACCCAACAGCGAGAGAGCCGCAAGAAGCAGGCTAAGCCCGCCTCCCTCCGGCGCTCCGGCCGAGGCCATCACCGGCGCGGCCGGCACGAAGACGAGAATGAGCGTCACAAAAAGAGTCTGAAGACGGCGCATAGGCTGTAAGATCTCAGCTGCGTAAGAGTGTGTCGAAGTCAAAATGGCTTCGGCTACAAGGTGCTAGCGCGGACCGAGGTTGTTGAAGATGACGTCCGTGCTCGAAATGGCTCGCGCGATCCCTGTCGAGTCGCCGGTGGTGCTCGTGTCGTCGAGTTCCCCGTCGGCGGCAGCCAGGAAGAGGGTATCCCCCGGCGTCAGGTTGCCCGCCTTGTTGTACTGGGCGCGCACGCCCTCGCCGAAGAGCGTCACCGGCTCGCCCTGGTCGGCGTCACGGGCGGCAACCCCGTCTACCTGGGCATCCGCGTCGTCGGCGCTGCCGTTGGAGCGGACCACCTCGCCGCTTGAGTCGACGCGGCAGGGCATGCCAGTCTTGATACCGTCCTCTCCGGCATGGAGCCCGCTGATCTGCGGGGCGTGCCGGACGCTGTGGAGATCGAAGTCGACGCTGTCGCGCGTGATCTGAGCCATAACTGAACGTTGGAGCTTTTACACCCCGTAATTGAGCTGTGAGCGTTTCTGCTGTCGAATCTCTTCCTCGTCCGGCTCGTCGGGGCCGGGATCGTCCTCCCCCGCCGGCGTCTGCTCCGGCACGTCTTGCGCCGAGGAGCTGTCTCCCTCCTCTTCGCCGGTTGAGCCGGCAAGCGCGTTCTGAATCGGCTTGGAAAAATTCTCTTCGATGTACTCGGAGACCGGCGTGCGGCCGTCGTCGGTCTGCACGTAGGCCGTGGTGTCCTCATCGTCCCCCTCGCCTTCCTCGACCTCAAAGTCGAGATCTTCCGGCAGGATGTCCTCGGCGGCCTCCTCGTTGAGCCCCTCCGCTTCGTAGACCTTGCGGCGACGCTCCCGCCTGCGGTAGGCCTGAAGCTCCTCACGGGCCTCTTCGGCCTCCTGGAGGCGCTCTTGTACCTGGCTGGCTTGGAGGGTGCCGTCTTCACCGAGCGCCCCGAGCTCGCGGAGCGCCTCTTGCTCGTCGGGACCCAAAACGACGACGTCGTCGCTGGGCAGCTTGGAGCGCACTTTGCGGAGCTGCTCGCGCTGCTCATAGTTGTCCTGGAGCAGCTGCGTGATTTTCTGCATCGCCCGGCCGTCCTCGACGGCCTGCTGGGCCTGCTGCTCCAGTTCCTCTTGCGTCATGTCGTTTCCATCGTTCGTCTCATTCTCATCAGCCATCGTTCTGCGTCGTACTTGATGGTGCGGCCCCTGGCCGCGATCGGCGAAATAAAAAAAGGCAGCCCCCGCCTCGGATAGGGTCCGAGCGGAAGCTGCCATCAGCAGTGGCGCCTTTCGGGCGCTAGTCTGGAAAGTCACTCTCTAGAATACGGGAGGAAGCGGTGAGTTTCAATGGGCGCGAGCGGCCTCTTCACATTCTACTCTCCCTGCAACTGAGCTGCCACCTGCGGATTTGCCTCTCGCCGCCGCACGCAACGGCAGCGGCCGCCACCGAGGGCCAGGAACAGCAAAGAGTTGTATTCATGTATCCTGCCACAGCATTAGCGCTCTAGCAGGCGTAAAACGAAGGCCAATTATTGCTTGCTGTGTGCCCCTTGAGCAGGGCGCCCATCCGAATTCGGCCACCTTCGTGCCGAACTGCTAGTCGGGTGGTTGCCCTGCTCAAGGGGTTTCTATATTCAGTGGTTTGCCATGAACTGTAACTACAGAGTCTATCTAATCGAGAACCTTAAAACTGGCAGTAGCTACGTTGGGATGACCTCGAAATGCATTGAGGAACGGTTCCAGCAACACGTGTGCGATGCCCGCAGAGGCACCGGCTGCTACCTCCACAAGGCAATAAGTAAATATGGACCTGAGTGCTTTGAGATTTTTTCGCTAGAGGGAGCGAGAACCCAGCAGGTAGCGCACCAGCTTGAGAAAGAATGGATTCGTGAACTCGGCACGTATGAAGATCGCAACGGCTACAATATGACACCAGGTGGAGAGGGGCAGCCTCCTGGCAAAGACCACCCTCTTTACGGTACCACATTCGAAGTTACAGAAGAACACCGCAGAAAATTATCTCAGGCTCAGACAAACCGTAACCATGAGTTTGACAGAGAAACGAGGCTAAAGATTGCGGAATCCCACTCCCATTTAGACCGGAACCAGGCCGCAAAAGCGAAATACCTTGCTCGGGAAACTGACCTCACCTCTCGCCAAATCGCAAAAATCTATGGAGCATCAAGGCACTGCATCGGTTTTATTAAGGAGGGGCGCACATGGGAACAGGTGCAACCCCAGAGGCCCAACGATTTTTTTGACATTGTCGAGGAATACGGAAATGCACCACATCCGAACAGTGCTCTCAACAATAAAGAGGCTGCGGAAATAAAATACCTTGCCCGAAATACGGATATGACGAATAGGAAAATTGCTACGATATACGGCGTCTCTACAAGCAACGTATCTGTAATTAAGTGCGGGGACACCTGGAAAAACCTTGAGCCGAGACGCCCCAATAAATTTCTGCAATTGTCCCTGTTCTAATTCCTACCTAAGACTATCCGCAATTTCAGGTGCCTGCTGAAAGTCCAGTGAGCACCGACAGTGACCGCCGCCAAGACAGACGGAGCCGGGATATGGATGATCTGATCCGGCGAGGTAGGGGCTGTTTGCCTCCGCTGTTTGGCAAGCAGTACAGGTAGCTGAGTCGTCAAGGGCATGGTATCTAACGATCATGTCAGTCCGCCCCTCTGTTGCGCTTTCCTCGGCTTTTTCCCAAAATGCGCGATAACTAGCCCCCTTGTACTGGCGAGCCCGCGCCGCAATCTCGTCTTCGGTCATCGGCCGCCCTCGCAATTCCTCCGCCAACTCTTCAATTGCTTCCTCAGAGGGCTCTTCCGCCGCTTCATCCGCCGCAGAGAGCGAGATGTCGGACACCTCTTCCCCGGCCTCCCGAGCCAACCGCTCGCGAGCCTCCTCCCGGGCTTCTTTTGTGAGGCGCCGCTCGGCAACCGTCTCGGCGCTGTCGGCGAGCTCGTTCCGCACGGCCACCTCGTCGGCAAAGCGCTTGAGATACTCCGACTGCTCGGTCATCGTCTCCTGCAGGGCACTTAGCTCCTGCGGCGTCAACGGCTCCCCTTTCCCCAACTGCGCCTGCTGCAGCAGATGCTGCCGGAGCCGCACAATCATCTTGGAGTGCCAGTCGCGGGGGCGCATGTCCCGCTCGAAGATTTCGCGTGCAAATCCGCGGACCTCCTCGTCGAAAAGCTCCATCGACTGCTGGGCGATGCGGGTGCGTCGAGCCTGGGGCGCATTGAACGCAATCGCCGGCACGACACCTGTTCGCTCGATCACGGCCATCGAGGTCGCTTCGGCCGCAACCCTCTCCGCGGCGCGCTCCAGCGTCAGCTGAGTAATCGGGCCGCGAGTTGCCTCCTCGAACGGCAGGGGCAACTGCCGCGGGTTGATCTCCCCAGCGTCGTAGAGCTCAAGGAGGGCTGTGGCCTCCTCCTGGCTGATACCAACGGCGCCACCAGTTTCCTCGTAGCGCTGGGTGAGGATGGCAAGGGCGCTCAAAAATTGCTCTCTGGTCATGGCAGTGGTCCGGTAAAGTCGTACCCCGTGGCATCGCTTCGCTTTCCGAGCACCGTCGGATCGGCTACTGGCTCGGCCGGATGCTAACAGTAATGGAGACGTAGTCGGCGCCGACGGCGAGCCATCCTGGAGCCGCCGCGCGGCCGCCCTTCGCCCCAATCCAGAGGCGAGGCGCAATGCGGCGCCTGAGCGAGAGGTGCCCGGCCGCATACGCGGGCCCGCCGAGGCGCCCCTGCCCACTGACGCGCCAACGGCCGAACTCGTAGCTGGCAGTGGCTCGCCATCGCGGCCACGGGAGCGTGAGCGTTTTCCAAGTCCAGGGAGGCCCGATAACCTCCACGCTGGCCCCATGGCCCTCATATCCGACGTAGACCCTTGCTCCGTCCCAGTAGCCAATCGACGGACAGCCCTCACCTGCCGGGCGTGAGGGCGTGGCCTCCCCGCGGCACCCTTGCCGGCCGACCTGCCAGGAGGCGGGGAAGTGGTCGTGCCGGTCTGCGTGGCGCCACACGAACTGGTCCGCGCGGCGACGAAGCGTCGCGCCAAGCTGCAGGCCGCGCCACCTGAGGCCCACATCGACGCCATGCCGGCGCGTGTAGGCCAGTCCGCTCTCGGCGTTGAGAGGGCTGGACGGGATTTTCGCGTCGCAGGCGCCCCACCACCGCCATCCGGCAGAAATTTCCCCGAACGCAGGCCCGAAGCGCCCCTCCACCTCGCCCCCGGCCGTCACGGTGTGCTGAATGCAGCTGGTGTGCTGGTTCCACAGGGCCACCTCGGCCTCCCACTCGGTGTCAAGGGATTGTGCTCGGGTGCAGGAAAGCAGGCTCACCAAAAGCCAAAGCAGAAGCAGCGCCCCAAGGGTCGGAATGGCGTAGCGGAAAGCTTTGCGGAGCGTCATAGATCAGAGACGTTCATGAGGAAATTCATTGCGCTGGGCCACCCACCACAGCCGATCAGCCGGCAGGCCGTGCTGAATACGGACTTCCCGAATCATCGGCGCCGACCAGGTCAAGATGTCGAGCTTGTCCCCGTCTTCGACCTGCACCTGCCAGAGGTCCATCACCGTCTCATTCGTCTTCAGAGAGCCTGGCAGAAGCCCCCACGCGCTCGATGGCGTCGTCCCACAGCAGACCCAGGGAAAGGCCGCATCTGTGCCGTGGGCCTCCTGCATCACCTTGAGGCCGCCTTCAAGAATCGATTCGCGGCGGCGCTTCGGGGACCAGTGGTAAAGAGTGCCAAGGTGGACGCTCATCAAAGCCGCTGCTTGGTATCGAAAGAGAGATTTCGGAGAGCCTCGCTGGCCTCGTCTGCGAGGTGGCGAGCTTCCTTATCGCCATGAAGTAGGGCGTAGCGGCGAAGGAGGGCCACGGCCACTGCCAGGCGACCAGCGTCCTCGTAGCCGTTGATTTCGATGGTCACGGAGACGTCTGCCATAGCACAACAGTTTTGCGTGCAAAAGACTACTCAGTAGCCCCCTCCTCAATCTCATTCCGCCGCTGAAGCACCGCCTCGGTGAACTGTTGCTGCTCGCTGAGGCGGGCACTGCGCTCTTCCTGCTGCTCTTCGCGGATGCGCTCGAGCTCGGCATCGGGGTCGTCGATGCCGAGCATGAGCTGCGTCGTGTGCCGGCTAAAGACGCCCTTGTCGTAGGCCGCGAGGATCTGCTTCTTCTCCGTTGGGGACACCGGCCCGGGATCAATGGTCGGACTAAAGTCGACAGAGATGTCCTCCGGCTCGGCGCCGACCAGGCGGTGAGCGAGGTGCCAGGCCGTCTCGCAAATCCACTCGCCGGCCCCGTCGACCGTCTCGGCTACGTCCTCCAGGTCGTTCACGAAGTCGGCCCGGGCCTGGATGCGGCTTTTGCCGGAGGCGGTGGCGTCATCGCTCATGAAGACGTGAAGCTGCTGGGCCGAGCGGTACACGCTGCGCCGGGCGACGACCGCGTCCTGGCGCAGGCTCTCGTTGTCGACTGGATCGGTCTCAACGACGTCAGCTGCGCCCTGCCGCTCCTCGGTCTCACCGGTTGAGCTCTTGGCTTTCTTGGGGACGGACACGTGGTACTGGATGCGGCCGGGCCCGCGCTCCGGCTCAACCGGATTCCCCTCCTCGTCTTCCGGTGGCTCAACGTTCACGAGGTGCAGCTCCGGGAAGCCAGCCTTTTGCCCGGTGATGTTGATCATCGTCCGGGTCGTGTTGAGGTCCGCTTGATTGGAACGGAGAGACTCGTTGAGAAGCAGATCGTGACTTACCTCCTTGTGCAGGAGGCGCCCGCCGAGGTCGAAGGCCGCCTCCTCCTCCGACTCAGTATCCGTCTCATCCTCAATACGGAGCACCGTCATCTCGTCCTCAAGGCGCACGTACGTCTTCTCGACGTACTCTCGCTCCTCGTCGTAGATGCCGGCGCGAGCCCCTTCAAAGTCGATGATGCCTGTGCGGCGCTTCGTGCGGGGGTCCACGTGGACGGCCGCCTGGTCGCGAGAAAGCACCTCCAGGCGGATTGCCGACAAGGCTTGGTCGAGGTCTGCGCCCTCCAGCTGATCGGTCTCGCCGAGGCGCCCGGGGTCGATGATGATGCGGAGCACGCAGCGCTCTTCGCTGCTGACCGTCTTGACGACCTCCCCGAGCACCGACGTAAGCTCTCGGTCGGTCCACCACTCCTTCAGAAGCGACGCGAGCCGGTCGGCCTCAGAGGTCTCTTCCTCCTCCCCTTTTTCCTCTCCCCCCTCTTCTTCCTCTGGATCGCCGCCCAAAGGCGCCACCTCGATCGTCGGCTTTTGGCCGGCAACTCCCTTCCGGCGCCGCTGGGCGACCTCGCTGATCAGGTCCTCCGTGATGAAGACCTTCTTCAGCTGCTTCATGTACGTGTCCCGGCCAGGGGCACCCTCTGAGGGCTTGGGGCTCCGGAAGCCCTCTCCGCCTTGCCAGTGGTCGATGTCGCCGTCTAATCCCTCATGGGTCCCGAGGTAGCGGCGGTTCGCCTCCAGCCACTCCGGGCTGGAGAGCACCTTGTGCGCCGTCGTGGCGGTCAGTTCGTCGGGAAGCATAGGAGTAAGATTTTGCGTGCAAAAGTCTCAGCGGGTCAGTACTGCCGGGAGCGGGGCGCGTCGGGGAGCTGCTCATCGTGGCGAATCGACGCGCAGATGTATCGCAACCCATCGAGACGGTGGTAATCCGACTTGTTCTTGATTTCGTCCGTCGGCTCGTCTTGGTCGTCAAGCTTGCGCTGGTAGGACTCGATTTCGTCGATCACGGCCGCACAGTCGCTAAATACGACCAGGTGCGGGTCACTCACCCGTTCCTCGGCTGTCGCTTTCAGCATCGCGTACACGCGGTCGATGCCCACCTCGACGTCGTCGATCGGGGGCTCTTGGACCGGCAGGCCACCGGCCCGAAACTCACTGCGCCACTGGTTTTCTGAGCCGGAGCCACCCCGGATGTCTTCGAACGTGCCCGGGGCGACCATCTCCGCTCCGCCACCTTGCATCTTTTGGGCGTGTTGCTCGGCCGTGCGGCCACCCTCATGATAGGACCGGTACAGCACGTAGCGCTGCGTCCGTGGCTTGCGGCCGAGGTAGGTGCCGGCAGTGTTGGCACCGCCGAAGTCGAGTCCGAGGTAGCGCGGCCAGTCTGAGCCTATGCGGTGGCGCGGAATCGTGTGGGTTTCTTTGTCCCAACAGTCGTAGATCATCCCTGCCGGCCGCTCGAACATCCCCCGATAGCGCATCCGAAACTTCCACCCCGGCAGTCGCTCCTGCTGCCGGTCGAACTCTTCCTGCGGAAACGCGGGGTTCTCGGTGCTGTCGAACTGGATCACTTCGATGTCAGGGTTCCCCTTCGCCCGGTCGTACAGCTCGGACTTGAGCCAGCCCATGTAGTAGGGCGTGGTCGTGATGAGGGCACGTCCCTGGTGAATCGAGAGGCGCCCCTGAATCGCGTCCCACGAGCCGTACATGAACTTTTCCTGGCCGGCTTCGTCGAGGTGAGCAGCCTTGACCGTGGCGCTCTCCAGCGAATCAGGGTCCTGCGCGTGGCCGAACAGGATGCGCGTATCTTGCTTCTGCACCGAGCCGAAAAGGACTTGCTCCCCCCGCGCAGTGAGGGTCAGGCGCCGGTTGGGGCTGCCCACGTACTCCCCGAGCTGCAGGCGCCGCTCGAAAAGATCCTTATACTCGGGCAAACACTTGACATCGAGCAAGGGATACGTCGGCGTGGCGACCAGGTAGTCTCCCGGCCCTTTCCGTTGCATCTCGCGAAGCATCCACCACGGGCCAAAAATTGTTTTCCCTGATTGGAGGCCCGCCAACAGCAGAATGAACCGCGCCTCGGACGCCATCGCCCTTTTCTGGCCCCGGTGGTAGTCAAACTGCAGGCGGCCGTTCTCCTGTATGTAGGGAGTCTGTTCAACTGTCTCCATCGGGCTCGTCGCTTGGTGGGCGGAAATCGATGGTGGTGATCTTCTCGCCATCGGAGGTGACATCCACCTTTTGGTCGTGATTGAACGCCCCGTGGGCATTGAGGATGGTGTTCAGGGCCTTCTGCGCGTCGTACAGCTTGATCTTTGGCCGGCCGTTTTGGTCGAACGAGATTTCTTTAATGATGCCCCCACCCATCTTTACCACAGCCTCTTTGTCGAGCAGGATGTACTGAGTCCCGTCCTCCTCTTCGAAAACCTCAAAGAAGTCCCCGATGTCAGCTTCAGCAATGTCACCGAGTCGCTTCGTCGCCTCCGCGGCCGACATGGCGAGTTCGCTGAGGCGCTCCTCGATTGCCTGCTTAATTTCAGGTTTTTTGAGGTTCTCGTAGCCCATCTGCCCGGCCGTCTTTTCGCTGTACCCGGCTCGGCGAGCCGCGGCAGAGGCATTGAAATCCTTGCAGTACTCTTCTACAAACCGCTTTTGCTTCGTCGTCCAGGAGACACCCATGTAGGCCGGCTACTAGAATGACCACTCCAAAAGTGTCCGCTGAATGGTGATTCCGCCTCGCCAACTGCGCCCAGCGGCTTCGCCGGCCATGATCCCGTACCCCGCCTCCGCCGACACGTCCCATTTCTCAAAGGAGCGCGTGAGCACGAGCAGCGACTCCCCGTGCACGGATTCTTCAGCTGCACTAATTTCGCCCACGACCGAGAGCGTCCAATCCCGGCTCGGTACGGCGTACATGTAGGTGAGCCCGCGCCCGGTCCTAGGACTGTAGCCCTGTAGGGTCACTTCCTCGCTCGTGACACCTACAGCTGGGCGACGGCCTCCACGCGTCGGCACCGCTACCCAAGGCAGCCCCTGGCGGACATCTCGGGGGCGAGGCTGCCGTAAGAGATCGGTGTCGTAGGCCACGCGCGGGAGCCCATTGCGGTCTTCTCCCAACCCCTCGCTCATCCAGGTCGGCAAGACGGCGCACGTCGTGTCCGTCTGCTCAGCGTCTGGTGCCGGCGCCGCACCGAGGCGCTCGAATACCGAAGCACGGATCGCGGAGGTATCGACGCGCTCAACCGGCCCGATCCGCGGGCTCAGTCCAGGCGCTGATTGGTCTTCAAGCGCCTGCGGGCCCCACACGGCCGCTGCCCCGCCGAGCGCCAAGGCGAGGGCATGCGTCCATCCCCACCACGGCATGGCGTCAAGCACGGCCGTCGCGCCGCGCGCGATGCTGCCCGAAATGACAGCCAGAGCACTGAACATCGCTATCCGATGCGGTTCGAAGACTCGGAGGGGACCTCTCCTTCTCGTGCCGAAATGCGGGTGGCAGCAATGGCCACCTGCGCGTCTTGGCGGCTGTCGTACCCGCGCCCAGCCCGGGCCAACAC